ACTATACTCTGATTCCATCTGTAATTGTAACAAGAAAATTATTATTTCATTTATATTAAGAGCATAGTTAAATTTCTTATCTGTTTTACTACATGTAATATTAAATTTGATTTCAGCACTTACGCTATAGCTCTTTAGTACGAGTAATATTAAAGTCTTATCTAAAATAGATAACTCCTCTACATTAAAGTCAAAATTACTCTTAACATAACAATCCGTTATAATGTCATTAATAAAAAAGTTTACAATGTCAGGATTATTATCTGCTAAGACTTTAAGAAGCTCTTTATAGGATGAGTACGATAAATCTTCTAAGATTACATACCGTTCATTATCTAAGAAAGCTTGGAAGCAGAATCTTCGACTCATTAGAAATAATTAAGCTTAGAGCCCCAGAAGGCCAAATATGCCAGATCCTTGCTTAATTTTTTTGGGATCATTCTGGTTTGCCATAGAACTTAAGGTACCTTCTTGTATGTGTGCGTCTGTACCGGGCGCCGGACCATGTCCGGGATGTTGTAGGCTCTTGAGGTTTTTCTGTGCTGTAGCGGACCCGTCACCATCACCCCAGTTTGTATACGCATTATCTTGTAGATCCGATTCATTATCAAAATAATTTAAATCAATGGAATCTGGGCTCGGCCCATCTTTGGCGAATGGAGCCGTCTTTTCGTAATCTTTTGATACACCGTGAGGATCTTCTCCCTGAGATGATTTTCTCTCGACACCGGGAAAGTCTTCATAAATTTTCTGCAAATCCATGATTGTTGTACCTTTAAATATATTTGCCGATATGGTTGGTGCTGAATTTATACCAAACTTTCCTTGATTTGATCTATGCCGACTTCCGGTATTTGGTGCAGTTTTAAGCGCACCGGGCGGTGTACCGCCACCCTCTCCTGGGCTTTGTTGCCATTCTGTGCGTATAAATTTGTCACCATCTTCGAATTGTTGATATTCCGACTTAATTTTTTTGACCGATTTTCCGGTGAAGAAAGAATCCAGAACACTAAATTTACCTCTCGTATCTTTCATACTATCAAATGTACCAACATTATGTGCATCTTCAATTTCCTTCTTATGTGAACCAGCAACGTTTTGTTTAAGTTTGCCTGTACCGGGGGTGCTGTCACCGTAAAGTTTAGCATATTTGTTACGAACTGAATTCGCGTTTGAGTTTGGCCCAGTACCAATCTTCCCCGCCTCATCTATTTGGGAGTTTCTAGTAGGTATATCCGGCGTTGGAAAATACACTTGATACCTTCGATACTGCCATTCTGTAGCACGTTTCTGAAGATCATTATCTATACCATACGACATATCTTGATTGTCTACCTTAATAGGTACACAGTCTTTAAATACCCACACTTTGCGCGGTTGCATACCAAGTTTATTTTCTGTAATACTAGTTTGTGGAGTCGCATTTCCATCTTTATGTACAATCTTTGTCCCAACTTTCCCAAATTGTACAACAGTTATATCTGTTGCCATTCCACCATATCTCCCTCCTAGAGGGTCACCTTGTGATTCAATCCGGGCGGCAAACCCACGATGAGAAGCGAGAACAACCCATGGGCGAATTAAATGATCTATAAATGACAAATTTGTTTCTAAGAAACTAATAGACAAAGCCTGCAATGGTGAGCGATAACTCATTATAGGATCTCGCAATCGACCGCCATTATCAAATCCTATTTGATTTATCTCAGCTGTTTCTCCCGGTATATTAATGCTTGTAGCAAATGCACAGCCCATTTTACTGCCCTTATTTGCTTCCAGAGAATTAGACATGCCCCTAGCTCTAGTTACACTCCACACATCATTGGTTGTTGATCCGCCGGGCTTAATTACATACTCTCCATAGTCTTTGAGCATTTTATCGCTAACTTTTAACGGTATTGGAAACATAACCATCCATAAGCTTTGCAGAGGAATAGATGTTACCCAATTACTAAGAAACTCTAGAAAATTTTGACGTGGTGTTATAGGGGACTTGTCCCATGTACCTATATTAGAATAAACATCAAGGTCTGTATCTGTAAGCAGCTTACCAGCCATATCAGCCACATCCCCGAACGGGTTATTGAATCTGTCATGGATCTTTGGCATCTACCAATATTTAATATAAAATATCGATTAACTGACGCCGCCGAAATTCTTTCTCCAGTACTGGAATGCTAGTGTTGCAGTAAACGAAATAGTTTCACCACTGCCGACGGTACTGTAAGTCAACGCTCCAACATCTACTGGGAAAACACCAATAAGTTTATATTGGTTAACAACTTCCATTTTTTGATTTAACTGAGCAAGTGTCACAGTAGAATTATCAAAAATACGATAGTTGCCTGTACTTGTAGCATCGTCAAATGTAAGCTCTGACCACCTCTCAAATACGGTGCGAATTAAATTCTCACTATCAGCATAGAACTCTAAGGTATACCCGTCAGATCCAGGATACGAAGCAGCTCCTGGTACTCTAAATTGTAGTCCCATATATGGTACAGGAATGGTACCAATTGTCCGGCCCGGTACTGTCCCGCCCTTAGCATATACTAAGTCATCATCGTTCAGCAAAGCGATCCCGCGATCGCTGATGTTAGTTACTCTGAACTGAAAGTCCCGCGCGAAATCACGCGTTCTTAGAACCGTGAAAAACTTTTGAATGGTTTGGTCTGATTGTGCCATAATATATAATTATTTATTGTTTAACTCACTAATTCGCTAAAGTCTTGGCCAGTTCTTGTTGCGTAGAAGTTGACTAAGATAAACTCAGCGGCTCTTACGGGTTTAATATAGATATCTACTACCAATTCGTTTTGATCAATAACATCTGGTGTGTTGTTACGGTCGTCGCAAATGATCAGATAATCATACATACCTTCATTATTCTTAACATTCTCGAATACTGGTGTTAACGTATCAATCACCCGCGATCGTGTTAAGAATGTATTCGGCTCAAAGATGAAAAACTTCATCGTCTTACGTACAACTCTCTCAAGATATAAGAATAACCTCCGCACATTAATTCTATCAAATGCGCTCGGCATTTTAAACATTGTCTTCTGTCCGAAGATTACCATCCCCTCATTCGGGAATTGAGTGACCGGATTAATATTAATCCTATAGAGCTGATCCCTATTCTTTTGCTTTGGTATGACAGCTAATCGATTAATCCCTGATAATCTACCTCGTGTAAAGCCTGCAGGGGCATACCATGGAGCATAAATTGAGTCGCTATTAGCAAATGTAGCTCCAATTGTTCCTGACATCGGTACCCAAATTTGTTTACCGGAGTAACCATCGAGTACTTTACCCCAGTTACCATACGCTATTGAGAAACTATTGTTAGCAGCCCCGTAGAGGTGTTTCAACGGCCAGTATACATGCTGTGTAAATGTCCGTCTCTTATCATCCATTACTTGGAATTTCTCACCTTGTACAAAGATGTGACGAATCGGGTCAGCAATGAATACATGATCTTTTCGCCGGAACTCGGCAAATTGATGGAATTCATTAAAGACTGCTCTATAATCATCAACAATCTCTCTATACGGAGATACAATTTGTGAATTCTGATGTAGCTGGAACATACCAGTATTGTCGCCTCCACCTGTACCAGTTGCTTCGCCTAGAGTCATATAAGCGGTATCATCAAATAATTTGCCATCGGCGCCAGCAGCGTTTCTTGAGGCAGTATAAATTGTACCTAATCCTCCTTCGGTTGTGACATCAACGTCAATCGCGTCAACATTCTCAACAACATTAAGAATCCGTCTGATCTTAGTTGGTACACTTCCTACGTCAGCAGAACCGGAATAAGCCGGAGCATGATATCCTAATGGATTCAACTGACCGTCTACTACAGCGGCGCTGAGCAATCCACCGAAAGTTACATCCCCACCATAATATGGGACTGCATGGTCTCCAGCAGCCATCGCCACTGTTGTTGTTTTTACAGTCGGTGAAAATACTGTGCGTTGGGCATCATCTGTCATAACGCGTGCAAACTTAGTAGGCTCTTCGCTAGCTTCTGATGTCCACGAACCGGCTAGCCTTGAAATGCTAGGATTGACGAACAATTCAATGTTAGGTGAACTATCTTCAACCTCACCTAAGAAGAATGTTTGATCCCCACCACCGTTCGGGTTTTGAATCTTACGTGTTTCGTCAAGTGACCCGACGTAAGTTTCTGACAATACGTAATCAAGCTTTAATACATCTGAACTGAATACGGAAGACCGTAGCTTAAAGACAGCTAATACTAACGAATCTTTAAATTTGTCAATTGACGTCCCATTTGCATCCGTGGTAGGCGCCATATCAAATGTCGGAATACCTTCCATTACCTCAGATACACTACCTTCAGCTTGAGCATCTGTAGTAGCAGCGGACAGAGCGAACACCATTCTACTAGCAGGCACATTTACATATGTGCTAGTAAGCTTACTATTAGCATTGACTGACCGAACACCGTTAATGGCATCAAAGTCAGTTGCGGGGTTAAAATTGTAATTGTCAGCTAGGCCAACATAATAACCTTCAAACTTATCATTAATAGTTGTTTGAGATTTGTTAGTAATAATTAGTCCTGCATGTCCCCATGTAGTAGACGTAGAGCTGAAAGACGTACCGGCATTAGCTGCATCCTGCCATGTAAAGTTACCCTCATGTAGCGCATTGTATTGATTTTTAGTCAACTCAACGTGTACGGGTTTACCAAATACATAACCATGATTAGAAGCAGAAAGCGAATCTGACCGTAAGACTGTCGGTACTACCAAACCAGCCGAGGTGCCCGGTGTAATGGTATTCGCGTTCGTCGAGACGAAAAGCTTGTCTTGGTGACCAGCATTTGCTGTTAGGCCCGGACCCCATGAGAATGAAACCTCACTGGGTGTTGCAACTACATCTGCTGCAAATGTAGCTTTATAAGACATACCAACGACTGGGTAGAAGAGAGCTGAATAACCTTCGCCAAACCCTTCTCCTAAGTTTGATCCATATGGCAATCGCGCTGCCAGGATTCTCGCATCACTATTAAAAGCAGCGCGCGCTGTATGGTAAAAATATCTCTCAGCAGCATTTGTGGGCTTTCCGTAAACTTGTTCAAATTCCGAGAAACTCGTGACCTCGAAGACTTCATCCGTTGGCCCTTGGGGGGCGAACCCTGTCACTAAGACAGCGGTACCTACTGGAAGAACTGGTCTTAAAGAAAGATCAATCTCTTTAATTTCAACACCTGGGCTTTGTATTGTTCTCATTGGCATAACTATGAATATTTATGGGCCTCGAGCAAAGAATTTGCGCCTCATGTTGAAAAATTTTAATTTATTGCAAGTAATTTAAAATGCAACTGGGAAAATGTAAATGTAAATGTACACGTAATCTCACTTTCCTGCTGGTAATTATAACCAATACTACCTAAACCTACTGGGAATGCTTCTCTATATTTAAAGTGAACAATTTGTTTATTAAATTCATCTAGACCATATAAAGACATGTCTGTTGTGTATTCATTCTTATACTCAATAGATGAGTGTGTACTAGGACCACTTCGAATTACCTCCCGGTTAGTCGGTGAGCCTAAACCAGCACCATCATATGTAGAAGATTCTTGATCATTTAAAATGTTCAGCCACTCGTAGATAGTTCTATAATTCTTAAATCTATTATCTACATTGAAATTAACTGTAACATCTTCATAAGATGGCCGCGCAAATGTTGATGTCTTAACAGTGTGCCCAGCGAAGGGAGTGTCCAATGCAGGAATACTAATAGCAGGTATGATTATACCAAATACAGAGTATTGAATACTTTCTTGAAGATTTAGATCATTAGTCGGGGCATTAGTGTTATCTATTTTAGCCTGTTGTAAGATAGGTGGTAGATTAAATGCCAATATAAATTTATCTACTCTTGATTTGTTTAAATGTGATTGATTAGCCATTACATAAATTTCCAACCGCGTGAATTCAGATCAGCAATATCGTCATTAAAGTCATTATCACTAATTACTTTATTCTGTATCAACACCGGATCATAATTATCATACCCTTCTGTAATTTTTTCGTTAATATTATCTCTCACAGGATTAACAAATTTCTTTTCTCCATAATAATCCGGAAAAGCTAAAATTGTTTTAGGTTTCTGATAATCATCTAATTCTAACACTTCAAAATATTTTTCTGTAATTTGCGGCTCTAAGATCATTAGCCCCCACATTAAAGACATTACTCTATCATCCCAAATACCATTCCCGCTTTTATGGCACCATGTCCCATTAGCCTGCCTAACAAAGGTTTTTAACTCTCTTAATGTATCAATATCGCGAATATGAATTGATTTAAGTTCATTTAACCAGTATCTCATATTCATTACCCCTCTATACTTGGTATTTGTATGAGCTATAACTCCTGGACGTATGGCATCACCGTCTGTGGTTAAATTTCCGGCCTTTGATGCATATGAAACTATATTTGGATATCCTATCTTATTTATCAGCTGATCCACAACTTGAGCACCGCAATTATTTCGCTCAATGAGAGCTGGAGGAGAGCCCCAATGCTGAAGGATCTCAAAGAGTTTCGATGTAAACATATAAGGACTAATCTTTTTATTATGATACACAGCTACCTGTTTGATGTCACCCGGATCGGTTATATCTAGTACTTGTATAACAGTAGCTGCTTCGTTAATACCTTCACTAACATCTACTCCAATGGCGTATAGATTATTTGGTTGTGGCTCTTCCCACAGCTTATAGTTACCGTCCTCAAAAACAAACTCTGGTTCCGAGCACTCCACCTTCATTTTATCAAATAAAATCTCGTCAATTGCGCTCTCACCTGTCTCTAGAAATTTATTTCCAAATTCTTGATCAAAAGCATCTGTAGAGCCTAATGCCAGCCTCGTCTCACTTTCCCATTCATCATCACGTCCAGGTACTTCCCACCAGTCAATCCGCTCTGCATGCCAGTTACTTTCACCTTTAATCGAGCCATGATATAGATTATAAAACAAATTCTCTGTACCATTGGGTGTACTTGCTATAAAAATTTTTGAATTTTTTGATGATGAAATAATAGGAAAAACCGCCTTCCAAAAAGATTCAATTAGGTTGGATGGGATAAATGCCAACTCATCTAAAATTAAAACATTACATGAGTCACCACGACCGGCGTCGGAAGTAGTTGTAGAAATTCCTATACTAGAACCATTACCTAATATCATTGAAGTTTTACCGTATTCTTCTACACCAGGTTTAAGCCAATTGGGTAACATTTCATATGCTAATCTCACCCGCCGGAAGATGTTAATAGCAGTTTGCTCCTTATTCGCTACAATTAAAATTCGCTGATCGGATTGAAAGCATGCTATCCACATGCAATATATTGTCATGAGAGTGGTCTTTCCAACCTGACGACTAGCCAATAAGCAGACGTACCGATTATGTTTTAGACTTTTAAGTACACGCTTTTGACATTTAAATAGTTTTATTTTCTCTCTACCTCTATCTAAATTAATAATATGAAAGAAATTCTCAGCAAAGTAAAGAATACTCTTTTCACTTTTTCTTATACCGTTCACCATTTCTGGCGTCCAATCGAATTCAGCTGTAGATCTAGGTAGGTTATGATTACCTAAATAATAGTGCTGATCTTTTGCACCATGGAAATTTTCTTCTCTATTCTTCATCTATGCTATTAATAACTATTTATGTAAAAAAGAAGAGGGTAGCAAATAAGTAATTATACTTATGAACAGAAAACGCGACATAATCGGGATTCGTAATTTATATCTAGAAACTACAGGTAAATTATTAGATTCCGGTACAGTAAAGACTAACACAGATGGTGCTGCATTTAATGACGGTACTAAATCATCAGTGGCTAAAGATCGCGGCGCGGAGAAAGCACAGGGCGATAAGCCTAAAAAGCATACACCATCTCAAGGTAAAGGTGCACACAGCGCAGATAATGT